CAACTTCAAGGATGCGTTTGACTTGGAGCAATTTGAGGATGATTATAATCTAAATCGTTGGAGCTACAGTTTCTATTTGGAACATGGCGACGACGATGATACGGTTGTTAATCATCGTCAAAATGACGAGGAGAATGATCCAGTTGAGGATCCGCACGCGCGCGGTGATGAGGGAAACATAAGCCGCGGAGGCGGTGCGCTAGGCATGCGGGAGGCCAAGCGCAAAAGCAATAAACCAATGAAGAAAATTCCGGACGCAACAGAGAAACCAGTCAATTTCGAAGCGGTGCATGAAGTGGCGAAACTGCAGGAAGTGATCGCAGCTCTCAAGGCACGCTTGTTGGGTCAGGAGAAAAGTTCAGTGGACGCAATTGCAACCGCTTTGCAACTCGCGGATGAGAGTGAGAAGAAAACAGCTAAAATGCGTAAGGAAGTGTCCCGGATGCAAGTATTGCTTAATGAGGAGCAGTGCAAAGCTGTTCCGGTTGTGAAAGAAGTTATGGGTAACCGTGCTCTCACGCCAGTTGACACAGCAAAGTTGGTCCCGCTGCGGGCAATGCACTTGGGTAAGTCGCATGGCACGTTGGTGGGTTTAAACGTTGCAACACCAACTGGCATTTCTTTCGTGTTTCCGAAGCACCTGACGCACATCGACCCGGACAATTTCTCATCTGAGCGCGTTGATGGTGGCATTGAGGCGTTTGTGGACGGTAAATGGTTCGGAGTAGGTCAGTACGCAGATGAACCGAAACAGGGTGATCACATTGTGGACATGTGTCGCGCAACTGCGCTGCGAAAGGTCAACAGTATGCCAAAATGTTCAGCATACAAAGGTAATAAGCCAATAACAATAATCACGCCCACTGGTGTGAGTACTGCAAGTGGTGCTGTTATCGAGGGTGCAGAATTGGTGTATGATGCGCCAACGCAGGCAGGTATGTGTGGGTGTCCAATAATGTGTGACGGTGCCTTTTTGGGCTTTCACACGACGGGGCAGAAAGTGGGTTCGCAGAACAGAAACAGGGGAGTGTACCTCGCTGGTCTGCGAACTTTTCAGTAAGCCCCGCCATGTCCTTGGAGGACATGGCAATGAGGATACGGGTTTTTGGCATACCCAATCCTCTACTAGGGGGCGCTCAGTATGTAAGTGAAAAAGTAATTGCAGCTCTGGGTCCAACTTTTGAGTACAAGGCGAAAGTTAAACGCACCGTTCGATACGGGACGAAGCGTGAAGATCCAACTTACAATAATTTTATCCACTTAACTGGTGCAGCGCGGCCTACAGCATACGCCTATGCAAATGCCAATAATGGGGCGGAGCTCCCCTCTGTAGCTAAGTACGGAAAAGCTCCACAAGTGTTCGACGAAGAGGCACTTGATTTTGCCACGATGGCCTTACAGCGCTACTTCCTGCCCATTATGGGCGGAGCGCGAGTTAAGGGCCGTGATGAGGTATTAGCGGAAGTTGATATGAACACCTCGCCAGGTTACCCCCTTAACCTGAAATTCTCAACAAAGAAAGATTTTCTTTCTCATCCTGGTGCGCTTCGGTACCTCGATGAGTTTTCAGAACAAATGGCCAAACCCGCTAGTGTGCGCACCTGGCGGCCCATTTGGACCTCATCAGTCAAGGGTGAGATCCGCAGTGCTAAGAAGGTTGCAGCTAATCAGCTGCGTACATTCTGTGCGGGTCCAATCGAAATGACGGTTGAGATGAATAAGTATTGTTTAGAGATGAACGATCTTTTCTACAATGCGGGCTCGGAAGGTTCGTGTTGGTCCAAAGTTGGTATGACAAAGTTCAGTGGTCGGTGGGACCAGCTGGCTAACAAACTCAAGC